AAATAATATTTACAATGACTCGGGAGATACAAGCGTAACCTACCTCTATAAAGGCGAGCCGCCGCTCCAGTCTCCGCTCGGGTTCGGCTTGGGTTCTTCTAATAGCGATCCTGAGGAGGAGAACATCGAGGAGGATACACCTATAGAGGAGACAGAGAACAGCGAGGAGGAGGCATAAGGCTATGGACTATGAGATAACATTTACTCTAAATCAGCTTATTCTCTTTATCACGACTATAGGTGGCGTAATTACTATGGTAGCGGCTGTTACTACTATCATATTTAAGCTCGTTAACAGAGCTAAGGCGCCGGAGGTAGAGCAAAACAGACGTATTAAAGCTCTCGAGGATAGGCTTAAGCTATTAGAAGATCAAAACAAGATATTTACACAATATTTTATTAACGATGATAAGCGCTTTAAGGAGATCGAGAACGCTAATAGAATTATACAGAGTTCTATCCTAGCACTCTTACAGCACGCTATTAACGGAGACGATATCGAGATCCTTAAAAAGGCTGAGGAGAGGCTTAAGGACTACTTAGTAGAAAAGTAGAGGTAAGACATGATTAAAGTATTTAGTCCGATAGACACGATTTTTACATCTAACGGAGACGCTGTAATAGTAGGCTTAAGAGCCGTTATTCGTAAAGAGGATAACGGCATTTATAAGTTAGACTTTGCTTGCGGTATCGAATACTTTGAGTACATACAAACTAATAATATCATTGTAGTTAACACTCCTCAGGGAGAGCAAGCCTTTAGAATACGTAATATCGAGGCTACGAGAACTAAGATAACGGCTACTTGTAAGCACGCATACTACGACTCGGAGAACTACCTTATAGCGGACTCCTACGTAGTAGATAAAAATTGTAATGACGCACTAGACCACCTTAACAGCGCTACGGACACTCCGAGCCCTTTTACTACGCTCTCAGATGTTACTACTGTTCGCTCCTTTAGGTGTGTTAGACAGTCTCTTAACGAGGCCGTAGCTACAGTCTTAGAGCGTTGGGGAGGCCACTTAGTTAGAGATAACTATAACTTACAGATAAGACAGTCTATAGGCCAAGATAACGGCGTTACAATTCAGTATAGGAAAAACCTCAAAGACATTACGGCTAATTATAACTGGGATAACGTATGTACTAAGCTCTTACCCGTAGGTAAGGACGGCTATACTCTCCCGAGCCTTTATGTATACTCTGAGGTACAATACGATGTAGTCTATACTAAGACAGTATCTTTTGAGCAAGATATCAATAGAGAGGACTTCTCCGATGACGAGCACTACTACGCCGCATTAAGAGACGATCTCACGGCTCAGGCTGAAAAGTATCTCGAGGTATACCAGTATCCGAGCGTTAACTATACCTTATCGGCTAACATGGACGTTATCACGGACGTAGGAGATACTGTAGTAGTATTTGACGAGAGACTAGGTATTAACCTTACTACTCATGTCTTAGCTTACGAGTACGACTGTCTACAAGACAGATATATCTCTGTAGAGTTCGGTACAATAGCGCCGAGCCTCTCTAACTTGCTTACTAGCGTATCTAACGAGATTGATACTAAGGTAACGATAAGCGAACAGACTACAACGGCTAAACTTACTAACGAGATAGCTTTATCAGAGTCCAAGATCCTTGGGGTACTGGGTTCTAGCTACGTTATCTATAACGGCGATCAGATCCTAGTAGTAGACAAGCTCCCCAAGGAGAGCGCCGATAATGTAATAAGGATAAACTCTCAAGGTATAGCGTTCTCTCAGACCGGAATAAACGGACACTTTACTAGTGCATGGGAGATTAACGGCACTCTCAATATGCAAGCTATTAACGTTATAAACCTTACGGCCTCCATGATAAAGGGCGGCACGTTAAAGTTAGGCTCTAACCTTAACGAGAGCGGTATCTTAGAGGTATTTGACGAGGCTAATACTCTTATCGCCAGGTTAGATAAGAACGGCTTAAAGATGTACGCTCAGGACGGCTCTTATATCGTTATAAATACGGCTGTAGGTTTTTGCGGCTATGACAGAGACGATAACAAGACCTTTTACGTTAATGAAGATCAATTTGTAATGAAAAAGGGCGTTATCGAGCAAGAGATAACTCTCTGTGATAAGCTCAGATTTATACCTATCGAGATCTATGACGATCAGGATCAAATTATAAATGACGGAGTAGGTATAGTCTCTGTATTTGAATAATAGGAGGGGTAAAACGTGGCTACTAGTCCTAACTTTAAAACCGATAACGGCTTTATAAAGTATCGTATCGTAGTTACTGAAAACTCATACGACATAAACACTAATACGAGCGAGGTTAACGTAAAAGTAGACGCTTGGAGAACTAACACGGGTTATACTACTTACGGCTCGGGTACTTGCTACGCTAATATCAACGGCTCTAACCAGTCTCAGAGTATAAGCCCGTCTCAGCAAATTACATATAACTCGCATACTGTATTACTTAACAAGACAGTAACGATAGAACACGATCAAGACGGCTCTAAGCGTATCTACGTTAGTGCCTATATTAGACACTCACAATTTAAGTCTAATTCTCAGGGTTTTAATATAGACCTTACTAACATACCGAGGCAAGCGGTAATTATAGCCGCTCCTGACTTCTCGGATCTAGATAACCCTAGGCTAATCTATAGCAACGCCGCCGGAGAGACTGTAGAGAGCTTAGAGGCTTGTATCAACGTAGATAATACTACTCCGGTAGTATCGCCTACAGTAGCTTATAGGACGCTTAATAAATTAGGTTCAGATGTTACATTTAGTCTCACTCAGGCCGAGAGGGACGCTCTAGCGTTATCCAGTCCTAACAGCGCTACTAAGACAGTTTACTACATCATAAAGACAGTAATAGCCGGAGTTACATACTATACGACTCAGGCGGCTACATTAACTATAAATGACGCTAACCCGACTATCTCAGGCGCAAGCTATGAGGATACTAACGCCTCTACGCTTGCTATAACCTCAGATAGTTCTAAGATCATTCAAAATAACTCTACAGTAACCTTTAAGGTATCCTCTTTAGCGGCTCTTAAGGGTGCTACTCTGTCTAGCTTAAAGGTTACTATAGACGGCGTATCGGTAACTCAGGCGCTCTCAGGAGCTACGGCCTCTAACGTCTCTATTGCTTGGGGAGTTATCAACTCTACGGCTAACGTAACGGCCTTAATAGAGGTAACTGACTCTAGGGGTAACGTATCTACATCTAGCATTACAGTAACTATGTTAGAGTGGGTTCTTCCTACGGCTACGATATCCTTAAAGCGTAGGAGCAACTACTACGACACTACAGATATAACAGTAACGGCTAATATATCTAGCTTGGATAACCTTAACCAAGTTACATTAAGCTATCAGTATAAGGAGACGGGCTCTAGCACTTGGAGTACAGCCGCCTCCTTAACTGACGGAGTAACGACTACAATAACGCTCGATAAAACCAAGAGCTATGATTTTAAGTTTATCGTAGCGGATCTCATAGGCACTACTACATATAACAAGGCTCTACAGATCGGTATACCTATCCTCTTTTTAGATAGGCGAAAAAGGGCTGTCGGTATAGGCTGTCTACCGGATCAAAACAATATGTTAGCCGTTGATAGGCGTATCGCTCTTAAGACTCCGGAGCAAGAGACTGTATTAAACCTTTGGACTACGAGTAACTCAGGTAATACTTACCGCTCCGCTCAACTCACGATCTTAAACCAGTTAGGACAAGAGGCTGTATACCTTACCGGAAACGAGACAGTAGGAGGCCGCCTATCTCTTAAGATGTACGGAGCTCAAAACGAGGTTTATATAAACTCTCTAAGCGGCCTACAAATCTATAACGACTTGGGTAACTCGTCTTTATGGGTAGGCGCTGACGGATCAGGCAACGGCATATTTTATCTAAATCACAAGTCTAACGGCTCGAGGGTGCAAGCCTTTGTAGGTAATACCGGAGGCGGTATCCTTTACGTGAACGATAACCAAACAAACAATACTATTAAATTGTGGGGACAAGGAGGACTTATCGAGTGTAATCACGTAAAGAGCACGGGCTCAGTAGTAGAGGTAGTAGATACGGCCTTTAACTCAGGCAATAAGACATTTAATAATGACAGCTACAGCTCCATTACTGTAATAGCCAAGGTAACGGGTACGAGCTCTTATAACATTACGACTATACCTCTAATGTTCTTAGAGTCCTCCGATAAGCGTTTTTGTATATCTGATGAGCTTAACTATGTAGTATTCAAGGCCAAGCTCGATAACGGCGTAATAACTATCACTTGGGAGAGTTCTAACGGATCAGGATCTTCTATAGAAAAGGTATACGCTAATTACTAAAACAGATCAGGCTAACCGCCTTATCTTTTATCCCTCTTAGGGCGCTCGAGTTTTGCACGGCTCGGGCGCTTTTTAATGCCTCCAAAAATATTTTCAAAAAAGTATTGACTTATACAATGTATACTGTATAATTTAGACATACCAAACAAGGAGGGCTTAACCCATGACACGCCGAGTATTTACACTTAATCGCAACGACCTTACAGAAGAAGAACAGACACAAGTAAGCAATTTTTATAAAGGCTTAAAGGCTCTTAGAGATACACTTACAGAGTCAACCTACGACGATAACGGCAAACTTACTTACTCTTGCACTTACTATATTTTTAAAGGCCGTTGGACGCCTTACGGCGCTTGCGTACTTCACAATAATAGATACGTTTTCGCAAGATATAGCCGTTACGACTCAGTAGACACAGACTTTACAGACTTTGCTATAGATTGTAACGAGACGGGCAAAGACGATGATACTTTTACAACTAAGCACTTCACAGTAGAAAATAACGAGGTTAAGTATTAAGGGGGGCTTTTTAAAAGCCCCAAACATCAAAATCAGGAGGTATAAGAACATGGAAAAGAACGCAACTATTACAGCTACACTCGATAGCCTTTTGAACGTCTTGGACGCTAGAGCTAGCGTAGATATCTTTAGAGAGATCGAGAACGGACAAGAGGGCGTAAGAGGTACTAAAATCTATAACTTACTGTCAGACCCCGAGTTCTTAGGTAAGTACGGCTCTCATAAGGTAATAGGCGTAAACGTTAACGCCCTTACGGGTATCAGTATCTTAATTAAGGAGGCTGAGTAATGCTTAACGGATCACTTTTTAGTAGCAATTCTGACGAGTGGGCTACTCCTGATAACATCTATAACGAGCTTAATAATGAGTTTGGCTTTAACTTAGACGTATGCGCTACTGATGATAACCACAAATGCGAGCGATACTTTACCAAGGCCGAGAACGGCCTAGAGCAAACGTGGGGGGGGGTATAGAGTCTTTTGCAATCCTCCATACAGTAAGATCGCCGGCTGGGTTAAAAAGGCATACTACGAGTCTATTAAACCTAATACCCTTGTAGTTTTGCTTATACCGGCTAGTACGGATACTAAATACTTCCAAGAGTATATATATCACAGATCGGAGATCAGATTTATTAAAGGCCGCCTACATTTTAATAACAGTAAGGCCGGCGCTCCATTTCCTAGCATGATAGTAATATTTAGAGCCGGAGGGCTCAAAGAATAAAAGGAGGGCTTATGAAAGGCAAGGTTAAAGTAGTCAGGATCTCCAGTATTATAGACGGCTATCCTACACTCCTTACAGTTAACGGCAAGCGTACATACATACAAGGGAGAGAGAACAGCAAGGGCTTATATGTAGTTATCCGTAAGAGGAGATACTACGAGGATCAGATCCCGATAGGGGAGGAGGTTACTTTATGATAGACGGACTCGTTATTTTAGCTATTATCCTTATGGTTTTACTTGTAGCCGCATGGATATTCTATAACAGATACACTAAGGCAATTATCGAGGACTTGATAGTAGAAAATGCGGCCAAGGATCTCAAGATAGCGGCGTTAGAGCAAGAGCTCAAAAAGTACAAGCTCAGGAGCGGAGAAGATGTTAAAAGGACTACTAGCTCTAATTAAGGTTCTAGCAAGCGATATAAGAGCCGAGATACTGGAGAAGTATCTTATCTATAACAGATACGAGGCAAGCAAAATAGAAAACAATAGGAGGCACAGAGACGATGTTTAAGGCGGTTAAAAGATTTGCGGAGTGGTTATATAAAAAGACTTGGCCTAACTGGGTAGTGTGTCCGGAGGAGACATATAAGAACATCTTAGAAAGAGCTTGGAAATACGACAAGTTAACAGATCCTACCTCTAACCCTTTTCCGAGAGCTCAGGAGACAAGGCTAACAGAGAGAACCCTTAACGCCGTAAGGCTCTTTAGCTCTGAGGAGTACGAGACATACAAGCATAACCCTAGCTTTATGGAGTTCGTTAAAGAGGATCTTATCAGGAGCTTTTTACCTGAGATATCCAAGAGGGTAGAGATCAGGACGGACTATAACCCGTGCTACAAGACAGCTAGGATCGAGGGACGCTTGACTTTTTGGGAGGAGATAAAATGACGATATCTACTTATTACGAGCGACTTACTTGTGGCTGTTGTAATTGCGACACAAACGCCGGCGAGGTGATAGTTTTAAAAATTCCGAGAATTGACGCAAGTATTTTAGGCTATGCACCTATTGACGAACATTATATTTTTGTTTGTCCTACGTGCTACGCTACAGCCGTAAAAAAATATAAGACGGCAAGCGTAGTAAATTGCGGCTCTTATAACTGGCATAGAGTATGTCCTAGATGTTACGCCAAGGCCGATAGACAGCTCAAGGAGGAGAACGCATGAAAACTAGAAAAAGCAAGGTAGACTATAACACCAAGTATAATAAGTCTAATACTGTAGGTGTTATGATAAGGCTTAACAAAAAGACGGACGCCGATATCTTAGAGGCTCTGTCAGACGTAGAGAACAAGACCGGACTTATTAAGTCTCTCTTAAGGCTTAACGGATACGGAGACATAATAAAAGAGGTTGAAAAAGATATCACCTATCCTAATTGCCTTAGAATTTATGATAGGAGAGAAGAACTCGAGGAGAGATATAAGAGGCCTTAAGGAGGTTAAGCTATGGACGAGAACGAGATAGAGTATTTAAGCACTATACCGGATCAGGAAAAGAAAATAAAAGAAGTAGCAAGGCTATTTACTGGAGAGGCGTCCAGTCTCTTTACTCCGGTTAATAAAGATCGTAGCGGTTATACAAATCGGTTTAAGTGTACCAAGTGCGGAGCTAACATCTATACAGCCGACTACTCCAAGCACTTAGACTATAGATTTTGTCCGTATTGCGGAGCTAAGGCCTGAGGAGGTGATAACATGACGGATCAGGAGGCGTTAGATATATTTATCGAAAATGTAGAGTGGTACGATCAGTTTGGAGACAATATCCCCAAGGTATGGAAAACCAAGCGAGACTCCTACAGCGTAGCCGTTAAATGTATCAAGGAGAGGGAGAGGATAAAGGAGATAGTAGATAGAGCTCTCCGCTCCCAAGATCCTATAAACCTCTACAAAGCTCAGAGCCTTAACGAGATAGCTGACATACTGGAGATAAAGATAGATGATAATAACGGCTCAGGATCTCAGATAACTATAGAAGATGTAATGTAAAAGAGAGGGTTAAACAATGATAGATTTTTATAATAGAGATTGCTTAGAGGCTCTTAAAGAATATCCCGACAATGCTTTTGACTTGGCTATAGTTGATCCTCCTTATGGAGCTGGATTTATAAATAGCGGAGGCCGTGGAGGTTGGTTTACTAGGTATAAGCCTACAAGCGAAAACAACGAGGCGCAAAGCGGTTAAAATAACCGCTTTGGGGAGAGGTTTGATAGATACAAACCTAAGGATAATACAGATCAAGTAAAAGATATTACTTGGGATATAGCGCCGCCGGAGGAGTATTTTGTACAACTGTTTAGAGTTGCAAAGAATGTAATTATATGGGGAGGCAACTATTTTGATTTACCGCCTTGTAGATGTTTTCTTATATGGCTAAAAAGTAATATCCCTGACAAGTTCACAATGGCTCAATGCGAGTATGCTTGGACTAGTTTTAACGATAACGCTAAAGTGTTTAAGTATGCTAGCTTTAGAACAGAGGACTCCGGTAAATTTCACCCTACAGAAAAACCTATAGCTCTCTACAAATGGATCTTAACTAACTACGCTAATAAAGGTGATAAGATTTTAGATACTCATGTAGGCTCGGCTAGTAGCCTGATAGCTTGCTATGATTTAGGATTTGACGCTGTAGGCTTTGAGATAGATAAGACATACTACGAGGCGGCTAAACAGCGCTTGGAAGATCATCAAAAACAAGTAAGCATATTTGATATACTGGGATAAAGAAAAAGGGAGGTATAACGCCCCCCTTTATTTACAAGGTGCTAGGATCAATGCGGATCTAATATCGCTGTATGCACCTTTAATTTGCTCTTTTACCGGAGCTAGTAGTATTAACTGACATAACTTGCTAACTCCGGCTCAATTACGCATGAGTACTACAATTATAACACAAAAAAGAGAGAGTAAACATACCCTCTCTTTTTGTTTTAGATACGTTATCGCTTGTAGTTTTTTCCGGACAGCGCAAGCTCTAACGCCTTGGCTGAGGTAGTTAGGTTCGAACTAACGTATCAGGGAGTCAAAGTCCCTTGCCTTACCTCTTGGCTATACCTCAATATTAAACCTAGTTTACTAATACTTAACTTGCCTTAATACCTTTACGGATCAGGAGCTTAAGAGCCTTTTGTCTATTGCCTCCTGAGTAGGACTCTAGAGCCTCTATGATATCGGCGTCTTTTTCCTGAGATAAGTTAACAGTAAAGATGTATCTAGCTGACTGTCTATACACCTTGTCGTATGCTTTGCGGTCTTTGGTAGAGATCCCGTAAGCTCCTTGTCCTAGCGGCCTACCTACTTTAACCTTATCCATGTCATAACCTCCTAGCGTTTTACATATTATCTACTCTTTTAGTTGTATTATCAAGTCTATGTTAATAAGATGTAGATAACTGGAGGCCGTTATCGTTTCGAGCTAGGAGCTCAGGAGCAAAACTGTCTACTTGCCTTAGGCATAGTAGCCCTCTTGAAAAATCAAGAAAAACTACTAAGTAATGCCGTATCGCTTGTCGCTTATCGCTCTCTCGCTTTACTACTGTTAGCTTATAACCTTGCTTGCTCTATGTCTTACGCCCTATAAAGCGGATCTAAGGAGATCTCTAAGTTATAACCCTCAATGCGTAACTAAATTCTAACCGCCCGTACAGATTTATTTAGACTCGGCTCTACCTCCGAGTTGACTGATAGCCTCATTAACAGCGCTGAGGCGTACCGGACGTATTTCCTACCATTGTGGCTACGTCAAACCCTTATTTTATATTAACGTGCTTGCTATTGTCTTAAGCACAGATATTCAGATGTAGCATGATGTTACACCCATTTTTAACAATCTGTCAATATGAAATTTATTTCCTATTTTGTGAAGATATAATCACTTTATTTGATTATATATATTGACTATCTGATGATATTATCGTAAAATTACTACAAGTGTAACGCAAATCTGAAAGTAGAGGAGGTGAGAAAAATGTTTAAGAGAGCTCCCTTATATCCTAACTTGGAAAAAGAGCTAATCGCTAACGGGATAACCCGTAAGGAGATCGCCGCCGAGATAGGTATAAAGACTACAGCCTTTTACTATAGGACTGTAGGCGTTAAAGAGTTCGGTATAAATGAGGCTCGGATAATTTGTGCTTACATCGAGAAAAAGAGCGGCAAGCCTATGACACTTAAGTATTTATTTAATTTTGGTTAATCAGGAGGATCAAAAACATTATGACAGCAAAAAAGACAGACGAGGTTAGCGTACCGGCTGAGATTAAGACTCGGATCTATTCCAGTTTTGAAAAGCTCAACGGAGTTAATGTTAACGAACACACAGAGAAAAAGAACGGCCTTACATACCTCTCATGGAGTTGGGCTTGGAGCGAGTTTAAAAAGGCGTTTCCTGAGGCTCAATACGAGGTAGTAAAGTTTGACGGCATACCCTATGTCTATGATGAAAAGACTGGTTACATGGTATACACAAGAGTAACAGCCGATAATATCACCTATGAGATGTGGTTACCGGTTATGGATAGCGGCAACAATGCTATGAAGTCAGAGCCTTACGAGATCAAGACAAAATACAAGACTATCACAGTAGCGGCGGCCACTATGACGGATGTCAACAAAACCATAATGCGCTGTTTAGTAAAAAACTTGGCTATGTTCGGACTCGGCCTTTACATCTACTCAGGCGAGGACTTACCCGAGGAGGAGGCTAAGGATACTACTAAGGCCGCTCCTGACAACGTAGCACAGCCTACAAAGGATCAGGCAAGCACCAAGCCTACTACGGCCTCTAAGCCTAGCTCAGTCCGTAAGGAGCTTGTAGACTTCTGTAGTGAAAATCAGATCAATCTCCAAGTAGTAGCTAAGATGTTTAAACTTAACAACTCGGCAAGCGAGGAGTCCTTTACTAAGGCTCTCCAGTATTGCAAGGCCGAGGTAAAGAAAAGGATCTTAGCCGAGGCTCAGGAGAGCAAGGCCGAGGATAGTACAGTCAAAGACATATTAGACAATGCCGGCAAGTTTTTAGAGGGTATCGAGGAGGTATAAGGCTATGTCAAAGAGAATTAACGACAAGTGTATCAAGATCAACGGCGCTAAGTTTAAGGAGCTCTTAGAGACTACTAGCGGTAAGACACTTAAGGAGATCTCATTAGAGAATGGTTTTAGTGATAGTTTTCTCCGTATGGTAGTTAAGAGCGGTAAGGCTACTCCTACGGCTCAGGCTGTAGCCAAGCTGTATGGTATCGAGCCGAGCGCCTACGAGGTTAAGGAGGCCGCTCCTGAGACTCCTAAACAGCTCTCTATAGACGATCTTAACTCTATAAGCGCTGACGCTCTTAAGGCTATCGTAAAAGAGGCTGTAAGAGAGTTTATAGCGTCTATGCCTTGCGCTTTGGTAAGAGGCGTTACGTACGATCCCTTAACTAAGAAATTTAAACTCTATGTCTATGAGGAGGACTTAAAGTAATGCAAGACAGCGTGAATATCGACAGAGATAAATATTTGGGTGGAAGTGATATCCCTATTATTATGAACTTATCACCCTTTAAGAGCCGCTTTAATCTCCTCTTGGAAAAGGCCGGTTATAGAGAGGACGAGTTCACGGGTAACGCCTATACGGAGTATGGTAACGCCCTAGAGCCTATTATCAGGGCTTGGATAAATACCGACTACAAGAAAAAGGATCAGTTTAAAGAGGGCAAGCACGTAAGAGAGGCTACTGAGGGAGAGATAATCGGAGTACGTATCCATACTGACGGCGAGAACTCAGATACGATACTCGAGATCAAGACTACTTCTCAGATATACGAGAACGCAAGAGACTACAAAATCTACTTAGTACAGCTCCTTTACTACATGGTACTTACGGACAAGAAAAAGGGTAAGCTAGCTGTATACGAGCGTCCCGAGGATCTCTCTATAGAGTTTAACTCTGATAGACTTCACGTATACGACATTGTACTGGAGGACTACACGGACATAGTAGAGGAGATTAACAAGGCCTTAGACTCCTTTATCGAGGATCTCCAAAAAGTAAAGGAAAACCCTTTTATAGAGGAGTCCGAGCTCTTACCCGTAGAGATCCCTGATATAACGGCTCGTATCCTTGCTTTTGAGTCTCAGCTCGAATACTTAAAGAACATCGAGAAGAAGATCAAAGAGGATAAAGACAGACTCAAAAAGGCTATGATTAGTGCCGGCGTTAAGACTTGGAAAACTCCCAACGGCTACACGATAACAAGAGTAGATGATACTCCGGACACTACAAAAAAGGCCTTTGACGAGAAAACCTTTAAAGAGGCCGAGCCTGATATCTATAACAAGTATCTGATAGATAAAACAGTTAGCGGTAAGGCCGGATATATCAAGATCACAGCGCCAAGCGGCAAGGAGGGATAACATGAGTAAATATACTAACTACAGTATGCACGTTGTATACAAAGGAGAACACAATAGGACTTACTTAGTAACACCTTACGCCTTAGCTTACTCACTCAAGAGAGACGCTAAGAACCGCTTTAAAGTAGCTGACAAGAGGATAGCTATAACTACGGCTTGGACTGTAGGAAACAATCTCTACTTAGAGCGTCCTATAGGAGTTAAAGGCGTCTGTAGGTGCGTATACGCCGCCTACATTATCCACGAATACAAGAGGAGGACTGTTAAAGGTGATTAACTACACAGCTATTATAATAACGGCTATTATCTGTATTACTATCGGCTTTATCTGTTGGACTGGAGGCAAGAAAAAGTGATGTTAAACGAAGAAGATATAAACGATCTCAAAAAGGCTAGAGAGTTAATAAACGATGTATGGACTTATCATACTGAGTACGAGAAAAACAAGAAAAAGCCTATGTTAAACAGAGTGCTAACTATTATTTGCAAGTTAGACAGAGTTATAGGAGACTCTGAGACTCTGATAAAAACAAGAGGAGGCTCTAAAAATGAAAGTTAAGCGGATAATCGAGATTGATGAAGAAATCATAGCCGAAATGGAGAAATTTCCGCACCGAGCAATCAAGATTATTAAAAACCGTGATTGTTTGGTTGCGGACGCTATCTTAAATAGCAAGCCTTACGTAGAGCCCGCTTGTCCTTATCTCTCAGATCAGGAAGTAAAACAGCCTTGTATAGACAGCCCTTGCGTAAGACCTCGAGGCGAGTGGGAAGATGTTATATGTGAAAAAGGCGGTTTTTATCATGCAACTTGCTCAAATTGTAAAATTAGAAATGATATTCCACCCGTTGATTTTGCGCACTTTTGCCCGAATTGTGGAGCTGACATGAGAGGAGGCTCTGAAAATGAGTGATTGTTTTATAGCCTTTATGATAGGACAACTGGTAGGCATGATAGAGACTATCTTTTTTATCTGTCTAGCTATCTACATCGGAGAGCGGAGGCGAGCTAAGGCTAGGCGAGTACGTACAGCCTCCGAGATTTTTAAAGAATATGCTAACCCTTGTAAGGAGGATAAATAATGAATAGTGTGAACTTAACCGGACGTATTACTAAAGATCCCGAGCTTAAGACCGGCAAGGATAACAGCCCGTATTTATTCTTTTGCTTGGCTGTAGACGGAGGCAAGGATAAAGAGGGTAACAAGTATACAGACTTTATCGACTGTATAGCTTACAAGTCTCAGGCCGAGTATATAGCCAAGTACATCAAAAAGGGCGCTATGCTTGGTATATCGGGACGCCTCCATGTATCCAGTAGAGAGGACTCCGAGGGCAATAAGACTAAGACTATTACTGTTAAGGTTAACAACGTAGAGACGCTCGTAAGATCACCCGAGGACAAGCCCAAGGAGACGGAGGCCGCTCCTGAGGAGTCCGGAGAGCTCCCTTTTAATATCTGATATGGTACGGATCAGCGAGGAGGAGGCTAGGCGCTTAGGACTAGCCTCCGAGCTCCCTAAACAACCTAAGAAAAGAAAATATAATAATCAGCCTTGCGAGTTTAACGGCCTCGAGTTTGACTCAGTAAAAGAGAGAGACTATTATATCATACTTTTAGACAAACAGAAGAACGGCGAGATATACGAACTCGAGAGACAAAAGAAGTTACTTATACAGCCCTCTTTTAAGACTCCTGACGGCAAGACAGTTAAGGCGATCTACTACGTAGCGGACTTTACCTACTTTACCCAAGACTATGACGAGAACGGCGTATTTTTGCGTAATGCTTTTCACGTTGTAGACGTTAAAGGCGGTAACGCTACTAAGACGGCTGTATACAAGCTAAAGAAAAAGCTATTAGCCTATAGAGGCTATTTTATAGAGGAGGTTTAACTGTATGGACTATATAACGGCTTACGATAGGTTAATAAAGGCTAGGTATTATACCTCTACAAGCCCTAAGGAGTCAGGAGGCTCTAACCTTATCAGGAGCTTATACGATGATAACTGTCTAAGCTGTCTTAAGGCAAATCTTATGGATATATGCGGAGAGTATGAGAGCACTATAACGGAGCGTGATATCAAGATCGCTACGCTCGAGGCTAAAGTATACGCCTACGAGCAAATTATAGGTAACAGTAACTTTAAGCCTATACTGGATATCAGGCCGGTAGTGTCCGGAGGAGTTGTAAAAGTACCATTAAGTAATACGGAGGAGTAAAACAGATGTTTATAGAGATCGGAGACAGCCTCATTAACTTGGCTGAGGTTATCTATGTCAGGGACTATCGAACACAAAGAGGAGCTTATACTGTTATAGGCTTTAAGGGAGGAGACTCCTTAACCCTTAGAGAGAGTTATAGCGAGGTTATAGCCAAGATCAAAGAGGCGCTTATACCTCCCGAGCCTGATATTCTTAAAGACTTACCCTAAGGAGGCTAACTATGTTAAGCCGCAATAAGACTATCAAGATCCTACACGATGTTACCGGAGAGCCGTATAAGGTGTGTAGAGCTAAACTTAAGGCTAATAAATGGGACATAATTAAAGCCGTATATCCTGAGTATTTGACACTAGTAGACAGTATGAGGGACTTTTTCTATAATTTTGGAAAAGCCTTAAGAGAGGGACTGGAAAAACCTCTCGAGGAGCTGTCTAAACAAATGAACCAAGTTATGGAGGCTTGTTTTGAGGAGCGAGCTAAAGACAAGGCTTAAAAGTGGTATAATATTCGCTCTAGCGCTATCGGTAGTCTTTTCAGTATCAATTACTGTTAAGGATACTGGAGCGCCTGAGAGCGTTAATATAGAGCCTACAGCTATATACCCTACATCTACTCCTACTCCTACTAATACGCCTACACCTAGTCCGACAATAACACCGGCTTGGATAGAACAGTCAAAAACGGATCAGGAGGAGGCTTTAGAGGGCTTTTATGCTACATCTACCTTATTAGAGATCGAGCCTCTAGGAAAATACTACATAACAGCCTACTCTCCTCAGGAAACGGGCTCTTGGATAACGGCTAGCGGCATAAAGCTACATCGAGCAAGTTACGAGAACAGATATACAGAGCCTACTACGTGCGCCGTTGATCCTAAACTACACAAGATCGGTAAGAACGGCGTAAAATTCTATATACCTGAGTTCGATAGAGTTTTCATAGCTCAGGATACGGGCTCGGCGGTACGTGGCAAGCATTTAGACTTGGCCTACACGGATCTCAGGAGCGTTAAGAGATTTCCTACGGGCAAGTATCAGACGTTCAAGGTAATTAGCGTTACTGAGACAAATTACAGCCGAGAAGATATAAACTACACCTTTACTACTTGGTAAAATAACTGTATAATCAAAATACCTTGTTTGGGAATATGTCATAAGACTATTTACTTCTGATTAGAGAGCGCTGAGGCACCGGCGCTCTCTTTTTTATTGCTACTCTTGTAATTTAGTTGTATTATTAAAGATAATGCAAAAAGGAGGGCTTTTATCATGCCTACTTGTTACGCTGACGATGTAGTAAAGATAGCTCACAGTTATTTAGGTACTAAAGAGGGTTCTAATAACTGGAATGAATTTGCAAAAGAGCTAGACTCTGTTAACTATTTCAGACCTCAGAAAAAACAGAATTTGCCTTGGTGCTGTACTTACGTAGACGATATTATCTACAAGGCTAGCAATAAGGATAAGAGCAAGGCTTATTACGTCTTATATCAGCCTAGTTATGATAACCTCTCGGCTGTAGTAAAATACCTTGCCGGATATTTCAAGAGCAACGGAGCTTACTTTACGGACAAGAATAAAGTAGAGATCGGCGATGTTATCTTCTTTAATCAGTTAGACTCTAAGGGCAAAGTAGAGTCTAAATACTCGCATACCGGCTTAATAATTGCCGTAACATCTAGCGGCGTAAAAACATCTGAGGGTAACAAAAATAACCAAGTCTCCGAGTGTAATTACTCATTTTCACAGATTGGTACTAAGATCGAGGGCTTTGGAAAGCCTAGATATGATAAAAAGCCGAGTCCTACGCCTCCTACTCCAACCGATGATTATACAGTCAGGACTAAGACCGGAGACTCACTAAGGCTCAGGGCTGAGGCTACGACTAAGAGCGCCGAGCTTTGCAAGATCCCTAATAATACTGTAATAACGGCTCAGGACGTTGTTAACGGAGAGGCTATAGGCGGCTGTACGGCATGGGTTAAGACTACCTACTCGGGTAAGACTGGATACTGTAGCGGATACTACTTAACGCCAAGGCCTGAGGTAAAGCCCGAGCCTACACCTCCACAACCTACAACAAAGACATACCGAGTAAAGACTAACTCAGGTGTAGCGCTCAGGATCAGGCAAAAACCTACTGTAGCCTCTAAGCAAGTAGGATACATACCCTACGGCAAGACTGTTCAAGTAGACAGTATCTCAGGCGGTTGGGCTCATATACCAAACTATAATAACGTATCAGGATACGCCTACGCTAAATACTTAAAGGAGGTATAAGACTACATGATACTTAAAGATAAGACTTACGATGTATGGAAGTGGATCTTGTTTACAGTAGTACCGGCTCTTAATGTTCTTATTGCCGGTCTTTGTGCTCTCTATGGTTGGACTTGGGGAGGGACTGTAATGGGTACTATAGACCTTGTAGCGGTCTTTATGGGTACTATTTTAGGAGTAGGCTCTGTTAAATATAAGAGGGCTCAGGCTGACAGCTCAGAGGGTTAATTATGAAAAAGGCTTGCTCTAGGTGTGGACGTATCCACGATTTTAATTATATCTGTAGCGTAGGTAGAGAGCGTAGGTTTACGTCTACGCCTGAGAGTAAGCTGAGATCTAAAAGCTCTTGGCAACGTAAGAGAGCTGACATAAAAGAGAGAGCCTTTAATCTTTGTGAAGTGTGCAAGGATAACGGGATATATAACTACGACTCTATAGAAGTACATCATATCCGCAAGCTAAGAGAAGATCCTGACGGACTACTAGACGATAACAACCTTGTAGCGTTATGTACTTATCACCACAAGTTAGCGGATAGAGGCGAGCTTACTGTAGAGTATCTACTGTCTCTTATTGAAAAAAGAGACGGGTAAGTATATAATAGATACTCCCCCGTACCTATGACAAGCAAAATTCTAGGCGCTTTCACATTA